AAGGGAAAATAGTAATACCAGTATTAGTGTTGTAATCTAAAGCAATATTATATGCTCCACTTTCGGCAAACGCATTTGCATTACATATAGATAAAATATTTTCTTTATAAGCAGTATTTGAAGAGCTAAAAGGTAGACCACCTACTGCTGCTAAATCGCCATCAAAGCCGCTATCAATATGGAAATTATAAAACCGTATCCATACACGACAGACATTTCCTATTTTTGTGTACCACCCATATCTAATTACAGAATCAAAAGTTACTTCACTCCACGATGAACCATCATGTCCTCTTAATGTCGGATCGAATGTCCCTTCTTCATAGTCGTCCAATAGATTACTATCGGAACCAGGAGATGAAACTGCCGCATCATGCGGATGGAACATGATACCTTTACCGCTTGCTAACTTTAGGTTTCCAGATGGTAATTCAACATCTCCATCGCTATGACATTTAAAATTATATCTAGTATTAACTCTGTCATAAATTCCATACACTGCATCCGCACCATATACGTTCCATTTCTCAACTTCATTAACTGAAAAGGTAACTACTCCGCCAGAAGTTCCATTAAGTTCTAAGCCTTGATAAGTGCTACTTCCTCTAGGATCGTCAGTACCTATGCCTACGGCTCCATCAGTGTTAATAAATACTTTTTCAGTACCGCCAACATAAAAAGATAAATTATCGTCACTTGTAATGTAGTTCTCACTTGAACCACCAGTTAATCTCAGTTGCGCCCAGCCTGTAGCCTCTATGTCAATAGTCGTATTGCTACCACTCACTTGTAAATTCCAACCTGGACTCGTTGTACCTATACCTACTTTTCCATCTGCAAGAACACTAATTTTTTCACCGTTACTAGCAACAAGACCAAGACGATGAGCTGTTAAAGAACCTATTTTTACATAATCAAGTGTTGAGTCAACACCAGCTATCATTGCCTTTGTGCCGTCAGACGCTTCGTAAAAATTCGTTGTAGTAGGAGCACTTCTTCTTAGAAAGACACCAAGTCCATTACCTGTACCGTTTCCACCAATCCCAACTCTGCAGCTTTCGTCAATTCTGAATAATTCAGTTGAACCACTAGTAGCAGCTCCGTGTGCTACAGCAAAGTGTGCATCAGTGGAATCCCCATTAGAATCAATATTTAATATTGCATCATTACGAGAGTTAATTAGTAATGCATTACCACTGCTTTCTCTTACAATTGAATCAAGATCACTATCAGTAGCTCCCTTTAAGTGAATTGCATTATCTTCGGAAATGATAAGACTTCCTGCAAAAGTTGTGTTTCCATCTGCTGTTATTCCTAATTTTTCAACCCAACTACCACTTTCTTTACTTCTAAATCCTAGCTTCGAGTCTCCTGCATTTTGAATACGCCAAAGATCATTACTATCATCAGCTTCATCAGCCTGAAGCTCTATTACCGACGCACCAGCTTCTCCTGCTTTTATATATAAAAAAGCATCACCTAAATTACTCGTATTAATAATAGATAAAACACTATCATTAAAAGTAAGATTTGCTTCACCTGTAATAGCATTAGCACCTGTAACTGTTGTGATTGTATTATTTGTACTTCCTGTTAATGAAGTTCCTGAAGCATCAGCACTCCATTGTAAATTTCCACTTCCATCTACACTTAATACTTGACCATTAGATCCAACACTTGAAGGACTGAGCTTTAAAGCAGTTACTGCCCTATTAGTTATATTTCCAGTGTCAACACTGAAATCAGAAGTAGTGTTACCTATATATGGCATGATTAAACAATGGCTGTGTCTTGTGGGTTAAGCATGTAAGAAACAGTTATATCTATTGCACTTGCAGTTCCTGCGTAAGCTTTAATCCAATCTCCTGGTTCAATAATAATTTTATTTCCCGTCATAAATTCTAAAGAAGATTTATTTGGTACATTTCCAGAAGTAATCAAAGAAGCTGTTACTTCATCTCCTGTTCCTCCTTTTTTTATTAAATTGACTGTTACATCTGCAGAGTTAGCTGTTTTATTTGATGCCAAAATACTTAAGACAACTCCATAAGTAGCAGCAGGACTAGTAGGGATACCACTTTCTTTTGTAACTCCTGTAATAATGGTTGTTGGTGAACCAGAATTATTTGAAATACTTGCTCGGCAAACCGATTGAAAACGAGCCATTTATTTTTAAAACCTTATCACTAATGTTTTAATTATAAGTTCACTTATCCAAGAGCTATTGCAAAAACAATAGAAGAGTCTGATGCATATGTTTGAGTTGCAACTGTATCTCCACTCATTTTGATAGTTGCACCAGAAACCATTGTGCTTCCAGTTATATTAACTCCATTTACATTTGTAAAATTAGCTGTTGTTCCTGTTAGTGTTACTCCGCTAATTGTTGATTTACCTGTAATTGTTCCTGTGACTGTTAAATCACCACCAACAACTAGATCATCAGTTATATCTAAATCCTCAGTAACGTTAAGATCTACTGCATTAACTGTGGTGAAGTTAGCAGTCGTACCAGTGACTGTAGTTCCAGTTATATTAGTAGCTGTTGCATTTGTAAATTTTCCATGAGTACCAGTAACTGTGGTTCCAGATAGTAAAGTTGTAGCAACAATATTAATACCTGTTGCATTAGTAAACTTACCTGTATTACCACTAACTGTTAAACCTGAAACTAGGGTGGTACCTACAACTGTTGCTCCAGTAATTAATGGAGCACTAACAGATGTACTACCAGTGACTACAGTACCTGATAATTTTGTAGTCGCTTGAATTGTTTCACCAGTTAAAACTGTATACTGACCAGCATCTCCAGTAACAATTGCTCCTGATAATTTTGTATTTCCTCGAATAATTGTTCCTGTAATATTTGTTATTGTTGCATTTGTACCTGAAATTGCTGTTCCTGTTAAAGAAGTAAATACACCTGTAGTTCCTGTAAAAGTTGTATATCTACCTGCATCTCCTGTAATAATTGCTCCAGAAAGAATTTGAGTAAATGTTCCTGAAATACCTGTTACAGCACCAAATCTTCCAAAGTTCCCAGATACAACTGCTCCGCTTACAATTGTTGCTCCTGTAATATTTGTAGCATTTAAATTTGTAAACTTACCATCAGTACCAGTAACTGTTGTTCCTGAAATTGTAGTTGTACCAACAACTGTTGCACCAGTAATTAAAGGTGAAAGAATTTTTGTACTGCCGGTTATTATTGCTCCAGATATTGTTCCACTAGTTCTTATATCTTGTATATTTGCAGTACCAGAAACAACTAATCCTGTTTGTACAGTTAAGTTTCCAACTCCAAGAGAAGGAGTATCTATTTCTCCAAAAATACCTGTAGTAGATCTAACTGTAATACCAGTGATAGTTGTACCACTAATAGTTCCACCTGTAATAGAAGTAAATTGAGCTGAAGTACCAGTTGTAGTTATTCCTGTTAAACGAGTAAAAGTACCTGTAGATGCAGTAACTGTTGTACCAGAAACATTTACACCACTAACTATTTGTCCTGTAATATTTGTTCCCCGAATTGCATTACCAGTAATGGTTGCAGCACTAAAGTCACCTGTAACTGTTGCATCGTTTTGTACAATGACACCACTTAAAGTAGTAGCATTTGTAACTGTTAAACCTGATGTAGTAGTTAAATCTTCTACTGTTAAATTATCTTGTACAGTTACACTTCCGCTTACAGTTCCCCCAGTTCTAGGAAGATAGTATACATTTAAGTAAGCTTTTGTTCCTGATATAGTTAACTTTTTATTTTTTAACGCAGGGTCTGGTTCAGAAATACGTACTATATTAAAGAGATCAGCTTCGGCTAAATCTAAACCGGCTTGCTCTTGTAATTCGGTTATTCGACGGTTTGCCACAAGCCACTATATTACACACTTATCTAATAATTATAGATCTAGTATTCTGTTAATTATTTTATTTGGACTTCAATTCTTGGTAAAACATTACGTGCAAAATTCCAACTGAATTGAATTCCTGTTACTAGTCCACAAGCTAACAATAATACTAAAGCAATTTCAGCAATAGTTAGATTCCTTCTTACGTAGACTATTTGTTGATTAGGGGCGTAATTTCTTGGGTTTTGCGCTAAAGTTTGTTGTATAGCTAGTTGTCTGGCTCTAGCTTTCATTTCTGCAAGTTGTTCAGGTGTAATTTGAGGTTGAGAAGGTTGAGGAATAGGCTGTTGACTAGGAGGTACTTGTTCTTCCATTGATGCAAATTATTTCTTACACATTAGCATCTAATTAATAGGAGTGGTATTATGTCAAATGGATTAAAAAAAGGACTAGAAGATATTGCATGGGAACTAAAAGGAATAAAGAATATCTTATCTTCTATTTGGCATAGTAAATATGAAAAAGGTGAGACAGATATCTTAAGCCCTGAAGCTTTTTCAGATGAATATATTTCTACTGAAGAATGTTCACGAAGACTTGGAGTATCTGATCAGACTTTAAGAAATTGGATGGCAATTGGACGTAAAAATCCAAGTAAGGGTTGGGTAGAAGGAATTCATTATGTAAACGCATCTCCAGACTCAGGGAGAAAAGCATTAATTAGAATTCCTTGGAATAAATTAGTTCAATCTTTTGCAAAAAATAGAGATCTAGTATCGCAAGATTATCGAAAACAAGCTTCTCCTATGTATGTATCTACTAGTAGTGGAAAATTAACATGATTTCACATCGATTCAATAATATAAAAATTGAAGAAATAACTATAGAAAACCATACTGAGTTATTACCTGAATCTTTAGTTAAACAAGTAAGTATTTTTCTACCTCCAGATGGTTCTTTTGATACTAAATGTTTACAACGATATTTAGAAAATGTTAAAAACTATGAACAAGAAGATGTTAACTCAAATATGACATTAGCTAATAGACTACGTCTAGCTTTTAAAGATATGCAACCAGATACTATATGTGGAAAATTTCCTAAAGCTGAACTTCCATTAAAACGACGTTTAAGATGTGTAGCTGAATATCTAATAAGATCAGGTGAATTTAATAAAGTCAGAGATGAAGAGGGAAAACTTGTAAAGAAAAGAGGTATCTTAGGCAAAATGGTTGTCTTGTATCAACCAATGCCTAAACTAGTAGAATCATTAACTCGTCAAGGATTGATAGCAAAATGAACAGAAGAGAACAATTACTTGCTTCTATCATCGGAAAAGAAATGGATGAAACAAAAGCCAAGATGCTAGATACAACAATAAAATTTATATTAGGAGACTTAGGTGAGCAGTACTTAAAATTTTGGAACGCAGAAGGTCCAGGGGTAATGGTGTTTCAACCAACTAATAAAGAAAGATCTATGTTTTTTATGACATTAGAAGAACTTCACTCTGCTCAAGAGAAATCAGAAAGTGAAAATAATGGTGATTTAGCAGAAAGTTTCAGACGGATACTTAATAGGGCAAAAGAAATAGATCCTAAAAAACTTGCTGGATACATAATAAATGATAAAGATGGGATGAGATACTTCCAAATAGATTACAACTACATAGACGAAGCACCTGATTTAGCTCCTTGTTCAATAGATCCTTAGAATAGTGGCCATACATGATATAAGAAAAAGAAAAGAAGATTTAGAATTAATAACTAATTATGATTTAATTGCATCTGCACATGCCTTATTAGAAGGTATTCAATTAGATGTAGCTAGTTCCAAAGTAGCTAATAAATATGTTGAAGCAGAGGATTTTTTTTCACCCTCTGATGATGGTTTAAATTCCCAACAATGGTATGGAAATGTATATTTATTTCCACCTAGTGGAGCGTACTTTTGGGATAAGAAAAACCAAAGATGGAAGATGACTAGAGCATCTTCACCTAGTCTTACGTCTTCCCATGCTGTTTGGTTTAGAAAACTTTATAATTCTTGGTTGGCAAAAGAAATTAAACAAGGTTTATATTTTACAAATTGTCCTGACATGATTAGATATGAACAAAAAATATTTGATTTTCCTATTTGTATCTTGAAAACAGCACCTTTATTACTAAAAAATACTAGTGAAGGAATTAGTCCTCACAAGACTTGTACATCATTTTTAGTGTATATCCCACCAATGGATGATTCAGCAGATTCTATAGAAAAATTTATAGATATTTACTCTGAAAAAGGTAAAATCCTTTGTTAGATTATTTATACCCTAATAGGAAATGTATGAGTATTTTGTCAGATTGGGAGATTAAAGCACTATCTCTAGGTAACGAATTAATTTCTCCTTTTATTGATAAAGTTGTATCTGAAAAAGATGGAAAAAAGGTATTAAGTTATGGATTAGGATCTTATGGTTATGACATTCGTTTGTCTCCAAAGCAATGTTTACTGTTTGGAGGTACATCATCAGGAGATTGTGATCCAAAAGACTTTAATCCAGATATATTAAAAGCTACTGATCTACATGAGGATGAACGTGGAGAATACTTTTTACTTCCTCCTTTTGGTTATTGTTTATGTGTTGCACATGAAAGACTATCTCTACCAGAAGATATAACTGTTATTGCTGCTGGAAAATCTAGTTACGCACGGACAGGAATATTATGTAATATCACACCAGCTGAAGGCGGATGGGAAGGTTATTTAACATTAGAAATTAGTAACTGTACAAGTCTTTGGAATAGAATTTATGCAAATGAAGGAATAACACAGTTACTTTTCTATAGAGGTAAACCTTGTTCAGTTAGCTATAGAGATAGAAAAGGAAAGTATCAAAACCAGCCAAAAGAAGTAGTTACAGCTTCTGTTTAAACAAAAGGCTTTCCAAAATTAGGTTTTGGTTTATGAGCATATTCAGTAGCTCCTGCTCCTGGGCCACCAAAATTACTAGTTCTTTGACTCGGTAGTTCTACTCCATCTATACTTGCTTTACCTATAGGAGTTCTTCCTCTGACCATAGGTTCTGAAATACCACTTCTTTGTTTATACTCTCCAGCTGCACGTACTGATTTCATAAATTTACTTATTCTTTCTTGACTAGATTCTTGATCTTTTGGATAAGAAAAGTCTCTTTTTATATCCTTATAAATATTTCTTTCTTCTGGATCTAAACGTCTTAAATCAACATCTCTTTGATCTTCAGGGTTTAAATCAGATACCTCTATTCCAGAAGTACCAGAATCCCTTTGAGGATCGTAAGTGGGGTCATAGAATCTTGCCATGATAATATTGTAAAAGCAGTACATCAAGGTTCATATATTGCTATGGCTGGCTCTAGTTTTTTAGGTGATTTCGTTAAAGACGAATTAGATTGTCATTACGCAACTGTAGAAGATTTCGGTTGCTCTGTTGATAATGAAAATAATGATATTCCCTTGTATGATCAATACAACAGAGGACTTGCATTATGCGAACAAGGGATGGAAAGAAAGAATCTAGCAACAGAGGGGCAACCGAGGGGAGGACTAACGGGATATATACCCTCGATGGAACAAGCTCAAGCGTACCCAGGAACAAGTCCAAGACCGGAGAAAGTAGTAATAGCATTGGGAGTACCATCGGAGCAAATGAAAATGGAATCAATGAAGCGGCGTGGTTTGACCCGATAGATGAAACATCGCCAAGGATGCGTATGGCAGGACCAGAAGAATCTAAAAATGAAAGAGAAGTAAGTGACTGTCCTGATGGAGTATGTCCTGTACCTTGGGCAACGAAAGAAGAACCATCACTTCCCTTACATGAAAAAGTTATTGAGAATGGTGACTCTCCTTTAGCTGAAGCATTAAAAACTCATATATTTAAAGCTTTTGATGAAGTAAATAAACCAGCACATTATGCAAGTGGTTCAATAGAATGCATTGACGCTATAGAAGCTCAATTAAACCAACAAGAATTTCGTGGTTATTTAAAAGGAAATATTGCTAAATATCTATGGCGTGAACATAAAAAAGGTGGAGTACAATCCTTAAAGAAAGCTAGATGGTATTTAGATAAATTAATAAGCTTAGGCGGTTAAAAAGTCTTCGTTATCTTCGTCGTCCTCAAGATCATCTTCAAATTCTTCTGAATGTCTTACTCCTAATTGAGTTAGCTCAATATCAGTAGGAACATCAAAATCTATATTTACATTTTCATCAGCCATCAAAGATTTAAGAGCATGCCACTCCATAAGTCTTTGATGATATAAACGTAATAAAGCTAACTGCAATTGATCCCATGTCATTTCCTTTGCGTGTAGCTCAGCTTTACGCATGGAAAATTGAAGCTCTAATGGCAGTTGAAAAGATTTAGGCTCAACTGGCTTATCCATTAAATTTTGTTACTTATATGGTTATTCTACGTCTACCTGTCAAATATGTAATCATATTTATCTCTGACTATATAATATTCTTCTAAAGATAAGACTGTTGATTGTAAATCTTGGTTTTTAATTTCAAAATTATTTATAAATTTAGCAAGCAAATAAGAGCTTATTTTACTTTCTAATTGGTTAATAGCTTCTGTCTGTACTGGAGATCCATCATAGTTACGAAACGCAGTTAATAAAATTCCAGTCGGTAGTTCATCAGAACTATTTATTTCACTAAGAAATAAATTTACTTCTTCTTTTCTCCTATCTAGTAAATGACCGATTGCTTTATGTTCATAATCAAATATCCATTGATTAATTTGTTCAGCAGCTTTATAAAACTGCTCATTATCTATAAGATCTACTATCTCACTATATAAAAAAGGTTCCCATCCTACAGAATGTATAAATGAAATTAACCCTTGTTTCATACCATGATCTAGACCTAAATTTAATTTATTTAATTCCTCCTCAATTAAATTAACTTCATGAAATAAGTATTCTAAAGCCTTTTCTCTAGTACATTTGTGACCTTGTTTTACAGGGCTCCCATCAGGGTAATACTGAGTGCCATAGCCAAAAGTATAAGGTTCTTTTCCCGTGGACGGATCTTCGTAAGCTTTCTCATTGTAGCCTTCATATTTTTGAATTAATGTAACAGCTTTCGAAAAATCTGTCATAAAAGTTATAACTATTCATTAATAATAATACATAATTTTATTACTTTGTGTACTAATTTGATTGCTTAAATTAAAAGAATTTAAAGCCTTTTGTAAAGTCACTCAAGATCTCTTGGCCTTTAGCACTCTTATAATCATCATCGTCATCGTCATCATCAAAAGGATCAAAACTAAATACACTAGATTTTTTATCTTTTTTATCTGTAGTAGTTTTTTTAGTAGAACTACCAAAGTCGTCACCTAATAGTGTTTCTACACTACCTAAAGCTGCGTATGGATCACTGTCATCCCATGAACCTAGAGTTATCTTACCGTCTTTAGAACCAGCTTGAGTAAGTAATTCTTGACTACTTGGATCTAAATCAGGAAAAACTTTATCGTAAAAATCGTCTTCTGTTCCTTCGTAGCCAGCACCTTGAAAAATTTTATATAGTTGTGTATCTCCTTTTAATTGATCAGCTGGATTATAGTCTTCGTCTCTTTGAATGTAATCTATACCTAATAACTCCTGAGTAGGTCTTTCTTTTTTCTCATTTAAATATTTAATAGATTGTCTCATATCGAGAGCAGAATTACCACTCATTCCATCAATAACATATTGTTTTAATTCATCAAAACTTCCTGTAAATCCTTCAATAAGACTTTTTCCATCAGAACCTGTAAGAGCAGATTCCCAAGAATCTGGGACATTAGGGTCTATACCTTCTAACATGTCATCTGCAAACTCTTCTGGACGTATAAACTGTCCAAATACATGAGGTTGTCTAGCTACTTCCTCTTGTAAAGCAGGAAAAATTTGTGTATAAATCATTTCTTTAACTTTTCCAGGACTCATAATATCTTCTGCACCATCAAATTTATAGTTTTCATGTTGTCCTTTAATCTGATAATGTAATCTTGCAAATTGATCTGCACTAGTTACATCAGTTCCAAATCGATATATTTGTTCTCGCCAAGTTCCTAAACCTGGGTTTAATGGATCAACTAATTCATCTGGATTATTTTGTGCCTTATCCCAATCTGCAGCAACCATATCTCTTTGTTTAGTGTAGTCAGCTTCTCTAGCTTCATTCATACCTGCTTTTCCAGTGGGATCTGTATAGAAAGTAGAATCAAAACCTTTATCAGATGCTGATCTTAATTGATCTAAATAAGACTGAGCATGACTTTGTCCTACTTGTTGTACAGCATTAAGAATATCTTGTGTTTGAAACGGGTTTTGTTCTTCTTGTCTTACGTCTAAGTATTCAACAAATTCACTCATGGATCTAGATTCATCAAATCTAGGTTTTAAATAACTATTAATATAATCTTCGGCAAACTCTTTTTGTATTGTTATATTTCGTTCTGCATCATCTACTGTATAACCTAATTCAATATCATCATCATATTTTTGTTGTATTTTTTCATCAAACCATTTTTCCCAATTATGAACAACATTATTACTAACTC